ATCATGTATGTTGGCTACAAACTTAGCATCAACTGTATTTAGTCTTAAGTTATCTTCTAAGATACACATAGCTTTCTTCATAACAATAGCACCACCACCTTGTAATAAACTATTTAAAGCTGCATGTTGACTACGGATATATATCTTTCTACCATCCAAGCCTTTTAAGAATCCTCTTCGTGATGCTTGTTGTACTTTATCTTTTAATATTTTTAATGCAGGTAAGTTAGTAAAGAAAGTTTCTTTTAGTTCGTGTCCTTTCTTTTTACTTCCTCCTGCTACTGAACCTATCTTCGCATCACCAGCACCATATATCAAAGCATATATAAATGTTTTGGCTTGGTCTCTAGTCTTTAATCCTGCAAGAGTTTGATTAGTAGTATGTATATCTCCATTAATAACTTCGTTAATATACTTATCATCATTCATATAGTGAGCTAACATTCTAAGTTCTAACCCACTAGCATCAATACCTACAAGTTTATATCCTTCTGGAACAGACCAACAAGCTCGACACTCTTTACCATACGGACTACCTGCATTAGGAACTTGTGCCATGTTAGGACTACGATGTGTCATTCTACCTGTAATAGTTCCGTTAGGTATAACACCACCATGAACCCTATCATTTTTAAGTTCATCTATCCAAGAAGTAATTTGTGCAATTCTTTTTTGATATAATAAAAAGTCTGCTATAAGTTTAGCTTCTTTGATATGACTAATCTTTTTAAGCGTACCTTCATCTACAATCGGCTGACCTGTTGGTGTAAATCTATTAGGTTTCCATCCAAAGTCTATAAGATATTCTCCTATTTGTTTACGACTACCCAGATTAAACTCTTGTAAAGATTGTCTCATAAAAGGTTTTACATTATTAGTAGCTATACATTTGTCATACTCTTCATCAGTTAATCCACGCTTGGATAGCTGACCATCTTTTCTTACATAAGGTGTAACTAATTTATCGTCTACTAATTTAGGTTTGAATGTAGCCTTTACTTCTTGTTCTACTTCTAGTTGTTTAGCTTTTAGTTCGGCAAGTAAAGTCATTGCTTGTTGGCTATCAAAATAAAATCCAGTTCGTTCTTGTTCTTTCATTATGTCAGCAACTTTATGTTCTAACTCAACACACTCTGGACTGAATGACTGTCCTTCGTTTAACAAATGTTTGTATACTAATTCATTTAAAGCTACATCTTGTACACAATACTCTAACATAGCAGGAGTATATTCATCAAAGTTTTCTGGTTGTTCTTGTTTAGCACAATTAACTCTATAACCCCATGTCTTTAAGCTATGTCCGTTCTCTCTTACCGGATTAAATAACCTAGACATTACTAATGTATCTTCTAACTTGTGAGTTAGTTTAGCTCCGTGTAGTTTTTCAAGTACTGGTATATCATAACCTATGATGTTGTGTCCTATCAAAACATCAGCAGATTCTAAAAACTTTACGCCTTCTTTAATCTGTGTGTTGTCGAACTTATGAATAGGACCATCAAGTTCTTTAGCTACGATACACCATACTATTGTGGGATGTAAGCCATCGGCTTCTATATCAAATATTATTTTAGAATGGGCATGATTCATTATCAAATGTTTCCTCCTCAGATACTTCAAACAATCTACCAGTATCTGCATTGTATCGAAGACCACAAGCCAATCCTGTGTCTCCTGTGTATCTAGATTTTAATACACGAACCTTTGTTAGGTTAGCTTCGTCAGGGTTAGTTGCCTGTTGATTTCTTTCTAGTGCAATAACACAATCCGATAGTTGAGCTATACCTTGTGAACCTTTGAGGTGAGACAACGATACTTCAATACCTTGCTCATGTCCTCGGTCACCTGCTGCTCTTCGTAAGTGAGATACTAATATCATACCCACACCTGTTTCTTCTACTAGACTACGCAATTTATTCATCAGCATATCAATACCTCTGCGTTCATCACCTTCATGTAAAACATTAACAAGCATATGTAAATGGTCTACAATAACCCACTTACATTGACAGCCTACAATAATATATCTAAGCTTAGCAAAGATATCATCAATGTCGGTAGCACCTAAGTGTGAGTGTATAAAGACACGACCCTCTGGTATAGCTTGGTCAAACAACGAATGTAATTCTTCGTCTGTATATTTGTTACGCTTTTCTGTTAGATATATTCTGTCGTTAGCTTCAATAGATAATATACCATCAGCAGTTCGTAACCAGTTTTCTTCAAGAGCTACAATACCTACATTGTCTTCTGTGTTTTTAATAAGCCAATGCTCTAGCTCTCTAGTCACACTAGACTTACCAAGACCTGTGCCACCTGTAAGTGTGACCAGTTCTCCTTTACGCATACCATATAGTTTCTTGTTTAGTCCTTCCCAAGGGTAGTCTACACTTTCTTTAACTTCTCTGTGTAGCCATTCACCTTTCTGACCAGACAACTCCATGATACCTGAAGGTGTATATGTCTTAGCTTCCCACCAAGCAGAGGTAAACTCTTGAAACTTTTTCTGCTTAAGCATTTCGTTAGCATCTTTAAACCCATTAGGAAAAGAAAGTATCTTAGCCTTTCCGGGTTTTAGTATACGAGCTACAGACTTGGCTGCTTCTTTACCTGCTTTGTCATTATCAAATGCAATGATTACATTCTCAAAAGATTCTACAAACTCAATGCTTTCTCTGATATCTTTAACAGCAGATGAAGCTCCTCGTTTGACAGATACTACAGCCCACTTGCCTTGAAACAATTCATTGACTGCCATTGCATCACATTCACCTTCGGTTATAGTAAGATACTTACCACCTGTATTACGATACAGTTGCTCACCAAATAATCCTGTGCCTTCAAATGTTCCGTTGCATGAAAAGTTTTTGTTATCTACATACCTTGTCTTAGTTCCAACAATCTCTGTACCATTAAAGTATGGGTAGATATGTTGAACAACTTTGTTGTTTCTATCTTTAACAATCTTAACACCGAACTTAGTTGCTGTCTTTTCAGAGATACCTCTGTCGGTTAGTTCACCATATGCACCTGTATAGGTTGTTAAGAATGTACTTTCTTGTTTGGGTCTGTGTGTCATTTCTATTACCTTGCCTGTTGATTCTTTATCGTAGTCTGTAAAGAATGTATCACAACTAAAACATTTAGCTGAGCCATCTTGATTCAACGATACAGCATCGGAACTCCCACACTTAGGGCAGGGTAATTTGTGTTTAATAAATTTACTTTGTTCTTGTTGCATTCTATCTCCATTGTTAGAAAAGTGGCTAGGCTTTTACACCTAGCCAAGTTATGATTAGTCAGAGTCTTCAGTAGTATCTTCCTCTGCTACTACTTCAGCTTCTTCTACATCATCAGGGGTTTCGCTTTCTACTAAAGCTTCTGGAGTTTCTTTTAACAGATTCTCTAGGTTGCTTCGGTGAGTAGAACTTGCGAACTGTAAAGCTTCTATAATAGTTTCTAAGCTTCCAACTTTAGAAATAGTTACAGTAGCTCCACGCTTTTTATCCTCATCTGCAATTTGATTTACATCATATTGGACTTCACCTTCGTCATTTTTAATATTAATAATCATATTAAAATTCCTCTCCTTCGTCAAAGAATTCAGAGCCATCTTCGGCTTTGTATTCAACTAAGTCTACAACTTGTACAGCTTGTAAGTCTAGCCCTGTATAAGGACCGAACTTGCCTTCGCCTGAGTACTCGTTGTATTGGACTCTAATCTTAGAGCCATTACCAACAGCCAGATTTACTTCCTGCTTATTTTGGTCAAGCAATCTAGGTGAAGACCTCACCATTCCGTTAGGTCCGTTTACCTTACGCTTGATTATTAAAGCTGGACCTTCATCCATCTGCTTTACTTTGTGTCCACGAGATGCAAAGTCATTTGCTACCTCATCATCAACAACTAAGTTGACTGTGTACACAGGTTCAAAAGTCGTATTAGGTGTCTTGATTGATGCCCAATACGCAGTTCCTTCTAGAATTGCCATATAAATACCTCCTTTGGTTTAGTTATGGTTAAGAAGCCGGTTAAAATTAGTGAGAGTTTTGAGCAACTACTCTCGGAGCTATGGGTAAACCCAGACCGAAACGCTTTATTGGAGATAGAGGGCTGATGTTTCATGTGGTCACTCGTTGTCATGGCAGGAATTATATCAGCTTTCCCTGTCCATGTCAAGCATTATATCTTCTAAGCTTACAAAAGATTCATCAAGTAATCTGACATAAAAGTCTTCATCTTTACCCCATCTACATTCGTAAGCTGTTTTGTTTTCATATAGCTCTTGACTATTGTGCTCAATCCAGTCTGTAAATTGTCTGTATTGTTCTTTGTTTAGTTTTATAAAATCACTCTCCATTAAAATAGTTCTCCAAGATTATAAGTTTATCATCATAGTCAGCCATAATAGCTAACTCTCCTTCAATAGTTTCTACTAGATTAGGATGTTCAGACACACCTATTGCTCTTTCTAATAAAACCTCTACATTTATTCTGTGCTTTTCAATATTACCTTTTAAATATTGTTGCATAGATTCTAATATATCTTCTCTATCCAATTATATTTCTCCTATAAACAGTTTCAATAGCCCACTAAATAGTATCACTACTGCTACTGCATTTAAAATAATCAATGCTCTATCTTTCCACAGAACACCTACCCACAACCAGCCTAAACAACCTACAAAAGACAAAGCTAAATCCATTTCTGGAAATACTTGTGCACCCCTAAATGACATAGCTACTAACATAATAGCTGATGCTGTCCACTTTACATACCAAGACAGGTCATATTTAGGGGTAGCAGATTTAAATATCCGATTAGAATTTTCTAATTCCTGTTTAGAATATATTACTTTATCCTCTGATGCCACCTAGTTTAACCTCGTAATCCTTGAATTGTGTCTTCGTAAAAAAAGTCACACCAAGATTGTTTGTTTTTATCTTGTATAAAAATATTAATTTGTAATGCAATTATTATTGCTAATAATAAACTTATTAATATTTCTGATTTTTTAAATTTATACATATATCTCCTTAGTTATTTCTAATAAAATTATCTATTAGAGTTTGCCCTTCTACAGCTTGACCAAAGTAAACCTCTTCATTTGTTGAATGAATAGTTCTTTTAATTAAGCCACTATTATATTGAATGTCTGTCACCCACCCATCTTTTTTTCTATCATCATACCACATACTACTAAGATAGTCTTGATTAAATACATGTAAACTTCTAATACCTTTAGCCCATGCTTCAGCTTCTAGCAATATCTTTTGGTTTTCTACTATAGAATTAAACTCAGTCATTAGTGTTTGATTTCAGTTAGACTATGTAAGCTATCGGCTAAAGCATTAGGGTCTATTTCTTTTCGCATTGCCCTCAATCTTACAAGGTCTATATTTTCTACATCCCATGTCTGATTATCATTTGTTCTGGTCACTAAGAAAACATCCTCAACTGATTCAAGAGTTATCATGCTATCAATGATAGAGTAAATAGAATTACCAAAACTCTTGAGTGTTTCTTTGTGTCCATCAATTAAAACATCAACTACATATTCATCCATTCTTTACTGTCCTGTTTGTTTTGTTTCGCAACCTCAACTATCTCTGCAAAAGATGTGATGTGTGGAAACTGTTTAAGTTTTTTAATTATCCATTTGTCTGACATATAAGACAGATACAACTGACCTTTACCAAAGGCATGAGTTTCTTCAGGCAATAAGCCCTCAACATTTTCTACTGTGATTGTATCTGCTTGGTCTTCAGGCAATAGTGTACGAAGCCACTCAACCTGTATAGGTTTGACTAGCTTTCTAAGTTTCTTCATTTTCTTTGAGTTCATTCTAGCTCCATGCTTTGAATTCCATGTAAGGTGTTTCTCTATGTCCTTCAGGTAAGAAGTCTATTAAGTGTTCTAAGTCTTCCATTGGGAATGTTGTACCCATAGTATCTCCATCTTCATTGTGTGATAACAACAAAGCTCTACCTGCATAGTTTCTACCAGCAATTCTAAAGTATCTGTTATCTTTTAACAGTCCTTCATCATCTATAAACATATCATCTTCATCACTAATTCTAACAACATCAAAGGTTGAACATTCTATTAAGACATATATATCTTTATAGTCATTAGTGACTTCAACTTCTTTTATTGTTTCATCAAATGGGTTAATAAGTATTCCTTTCATCTTTCTTCCTCTCTAATCTTTAAGTATTGTATCATAAGTTTGTGGTAGAGTCAAGCGATTTAAGAACTCTTATTACTCTACCTAGTATATAGCCACTATTATGTAGGCTATCACACTTATAAGGTTCTTTGTCCAACAGTTTATAGATATCATCCTCAACCATTTCTAAGTCATCAGTTAATTCTTTGATAAGGCTACCACTTAATTTATTTTTCATCATCTTCCTTCCATGTTTTTACTTTTGTTATTTCTAAAGTGTCTTTATATACATTCCACCTATCCCACATAATATCTATAGCATGGTCTTTGCTCTCAGCATAGTCATCTACAGAGTCTATTTGTATAGTTGTACTTACTGTTATCTCATATACTTTCATCATCTTCCCCTTTTACTAAAGTTAAGTTTGTTTGTGTTGGTGGTTTAATTTCAAAGTCAGGTGTAAACATAATCATTGGTTCAATGGGTTGTCCTTCCATATCCCAAGCATCTATAATTAACTCATCTGTTGAGTCATCTAAGTAAATAGTTTTACCTGTGCTGGTAGTAATATATACTACATCTGTATTTCTTACATCAATTATCATAATTTCTCCTTTATGCTACTGCAATTATATCTATCGTAGGGTCAATTACAAAGCCTGTGGTGTCTTTTTTAGCAGGACCTTTAGCTTTGAGTCCAACCACTACATTATCAGGGTCTAAGAACCTCATATCGTAGTCGTCTCCGTTGATAACTTTACGACCTTTGAAACTTACCGGCATATCACCTCGAAAAACTACAGCAATATTGTCTGTTATCTTATTAATGTACTGTGAATACTTGTCATTTGCTTCACTATAACTCCATGTCAAGTGATAATTTGGTATGTTTTGTACTTTTCTTGTAGGAATTTTAGTGTAATCATAGAATTGTACATCAGAAAACAACTCAAATACATTCTTGTCGTCAATTTTCTGGTGCTCCCATTGAATATCACTCGTTCCATTAAGTCTAATACACGGAGTCTTGTCTTTTCTACCACAAAATGCTACAAATTTAGTAATATCTGCTACTAATTGTGTCATAAAAGTGTCATACTCGTTGTGAAATAGCATAGTTTTACGAAGTCTAGCTTTTTGTATGACATTCGTTGCCTCTCCTTTCTTGAAAATACCACCTCGACCTGCTGTATTTAAACAACCCTCCTCACATTTAGCAATTTTTGCATAAGGACACACAGTTTTACCTGAAATATCACTCGGAGCAAGGTGTAAAATAGCTGTCAAGTATTTATCGTGCAACTTTTCTCCCTTAATTAGCTTGGGATTGCCATTAACTGTCAATAATTTATACATAATA